GAACTTTTAAGCACTATAAAAAATCAAAAGGGATGGACCCAAAGCACACTCGTATGCCAATGGAGGATGTTTTATTCCTTGCAGGTTATGACCCTAAAACACGAAAGCCGCTTCTTAATCATCCGATATACGGAGAGATGGATGGGCCGATTATCCCACTTCACGACTTAGAACAAATGGAGTGGGAGGCTAAAACTCATGGCTCTTTGTCTTCAACGGCTAAAGAGATGAGAACCGACCTTGCGTTTTTACAATCACCTCATGGCCCTCATCCCGATGAAGCAAAACCTCAACACTGGCAATTAGGTAAGGGCGGTAATCATACTGTAGGACCAGCAAAGTTTTGGAGTAAACCTTTTACTCAATACGGTGGTGCTGGATTATCGTTGGCTACTTACAACGAAAATGTACACAGCGTTACTCATAACGATGACGAACTTACAGAAGAAGAAAAAATTGAACAGGCGTATGGAAACACAGCGAGTAATGAACCTGTGGATATTACCGGTGGGGCGCAAATCGAAAACACTGCACACATTCCAACTCCATTTCAACAAAAAAAGAAAGACATGTTATTGCCCTTAACTTCGGGGTTATTTGAAGTAAATGAACAACACCACGGTCAATTACACCCAAATGAAATAAATATGGCTTTGGGTATGCATTTTGGACCGGAAAAATCGAGAGAGATAGGACAAGTTGAAAAGCAAAAAGGCAATATTACCAAGTTTGTAAGGTTTCAAGACGGTGATGTTCTCCAAAATCTATTTTCACCTGCTAATACCTATACAAAAACCAGTAGCGGTGATAAGCATAATTGGACACTTCATAAATCAAGTTATAACCCCGAATTAAAATACGCACTTCGTCATATGACACCTGCTGAAAAGAAAGAATACAAAGGATTACCATACATGAGTAATTTGATTTCACATCACCCACTTAAAACAATACACCCGGAATCCACTTACGGGGCGAATACATCGGACACTACATTACTTAATAAAGCAAGAAAACAACACTGGCGAAAAACCATGTTGGGTCATACAAACGACCCATACAAACCACAGAAAAAATCGGTACAATCAATTACAGACTTATTGAGTGGTAACATACCTGTAAGTTTTGGTGTGGACCATGAAGACTATATGGATTTCATGGGTTGGGGTGCTAAACAACCTAATTTTAGTAATATAAAGAACTACATTACTTCACCGAATAGTACAAAAGCCTTGCGTGTATTAACAGCAATAGCAAAAGAAACTGGGAGTAATTCTCCTAATCGTATTTTTAATAATATCCATAATTTAACAGAAGACGACCCAATGTACGCTGATATTAAAAATCGTTTAGACCAAGAAGGTTCTACACTTAACGAAGGAGACTTGGATGAGTTTAAAACTTGGTTAAACAATTTTGAGTTTCACCTTCGACAGAAGAAAGGTGAAGAGGCTAAAGCGAAAACTCAAAGCGGTAAGACTTCTATAAAACCTACAGCAGATACCACATTTACTACAAGCACCATTGATTCAGCATTAAAGTTCGGCGGTATGTTACCCGCAATGGAAAAAGAAACGCAATTGAATGAGCGATTAAACATTATTAGTGAAATGATTCAATACATGGATTCGCCGGAACAGATAGAATCGTTAAGACAAGAACTCTATGAAGGGCAAGCAGAATTAAATAAATTACAAAACCGTTCAACTCAAGCGGCTCTTGGTAAAGGTGATAAGCGTTGGAAACAAGATGCTAATATTACCGATAAAATTGCCAAGAACAGTCGTAATGCTGTCCTTGAAGCCGCAAAGCGATTATTACCAATAGTCATGGAACATGACCCAAATCATTTCGATATTAACGACCCGGAGAAGTTTATGGCAAATCATAACCGTTTGATGTATGACGCTGAACGATGGCTTGCAAATGCAGACCACAATGTACACGGTATCAAAGCGTCTGTTTACAGACAATCGTATAAAAGTAAAATGGTTGTTGCTCAACAAAAAGGTTTTCATCGTGATGTTATGAGTCATATGCTCGATAACGGTTTTGAGTTAAACGGTAATATGACACCCGATGAAGTCTTAGAAGGTATGGGCTTAGAAGGTAAAACAAGTGAACAAAAATCACGATTAAGAGAACATGTAAAGCAGTTAATTGATGAATCAAATGCAAGAGAAGTTCCGTTGCGTGTTGCGACTGTCGGACAGTTAATGACGAGTGGTAATTTTGATGACGAGTTTTCACTTCATCGTATTCACGCTGATGAACAATTCGCTCAAGACTATCAAGACGGTGGAATACACACTGCTATTGATAACGCTCAATCGAGAACTAAAAACTGGAAAGCACATCCTATTCATGGTATAGTAGGTACTGTCGGACAGCATAGATTTGACTCATCGCAATATGGTAGTAATATGTCAAACAACGGTTTATCCTACTATCCAGCCGGTGGTAAACTCGATGTGCATAACAGATTAGGTGCTGGTAAAGGTGGTAAAAAGCCTTACACGAGAAGAACAAAAAATTACCTTGATAGTATTGTAAGTTTAGATATTGATGCTGTAAATGCTGATAATATGACACCTACGCAAGAAATTGTGAGAACGCTTGGTATTAACGGTGAACCAGTACCTATTGGTGGGGTTAATCCTTCTTCATTCGGAATTATGCCTACACACACTGGTGCTGATGTAGTCCACTCTTCTGCTGTCCCTCAACAGTCATCATTTGGTATCGAGTTTGATTCTCAAGGACAACCATCGGTCGGTACTTACACTGAACCTCAATTATACCATCCTACTTGGCAAGGTGCATTAGAGGAACTCCACGGCACAGATATGACAAATCATTTGTTGGAAACATTACCACCACATCAAAATCCTACTCCACCTTTTATGGATTATGACAAAGAAACTTTTGATATATTCGGAGAAAACAACCCTACTGCTCTTAACTTGAGTGAAATGAGTGAATATATTACTTCTCTTTTAAATCCCGATGTGCTTTTGACAAAAGCCGATGATGCTGAATGGTGTCCTCCGGTAAGACCGATGCACCGCATATTCGATTTAAGTGACCTTGAACACCTAAGAGGGTTTAGCGGTTCATGGGTAGTCAGTAAGTGGTACGATGGTAAGCGAGTTATTATCGTACAAAACGATAATGAAATCACTACTTATGATGAAAATGGGCGCAAGGTTGGATTAAAGAAAGCATTCAAAGAAAGCCTCGCTGAATTAAACGACAATAACTTTGTCATTGATGGTATTGTAGGTGAAGAAGACTTGAACATTATTGATATTATCAACTATGATGATACCAATGTTGCTGAAATGTTAATGCATGAACGCATGAAAGTTCTAAGAGGGCAGTTCGATAGCCATGAAAATGTCATCATTCCCGGCCCGCATGATACAAAAATGACTGATGATGAGGGTCTTGAAGACGCTGTTAAAATCCTACAAGAAGACCACGGTATAGTTTTGTTACGAGATAATAAATCCACATACATGAAAGGAGAGCGTCGTCATCCTAAGTGGTTGTTATTGCGTGAAAGTCGTGATTTTAACTTTATCATTCTTGACCGTCGAGGTAAAGGACCATACACATATCAACTTGGTGCAGGGCCGATTCTTGACGGTGAAGCATTAGGTAATCGTGCCGTCACATACAAGAACAATTTCTACATGGATGTAGGTACAGCCCACAGACAACAAAGAACCTTCAAAGTTGGCGATATAGTAAGAGCAACTGTAACAGGAGTTACAAAAAAGCGTAGAAAAAATCGAGATGTGTTCAATGTACAAGTGCGTGAAATAGAAAGTGAAGGTGAAGGTGAAGGTGCGGCCAGTGCTGAATCATTAGACCTTATGACAAAATCGTTTGCACCTTTGCTTATACCCCATGATATAGAATACAATGATGGTGTATTACAAGTTATACTCAAAGGTGTAGATACAGTATCGTATCAAGTTACACATATGGATGACAACTGGTATCTACATGACCCTTCTTCGGCTTTAGGTGATTTGACTAAATCGAATTATTCTCTCACTCTTGCTGAAAGCCTTCATCCGTTTTGGCATTCAGTAGCACCGTTGATGCTTGACGGTCATCTCGTAAAAACAGAAATGGATGAAAAGAAAGTGCCAAGTCGTAAAAGACAAGAAGAACAATCAGCCGGAGTTCTTGATGCTAAAGACGATAACCGCCTTCTTAAACCATCAACTAAGAAGGCTCTTGATGTAATTAGTCGTGCTTTAGACAGACTCGCTAAAGAAAAACTTACTTGGACAGGGCCGAAAGGTTTGGGTATTGACATGGCTACACCGGTAGAATCACCAAGTGGTCCTACGAGATTAACAGAAGAAAGTAACTTACCCGACTATGATGGTAAAGTAAGACCGGATGAAAAGGATGGTGTTGATTCGGATGATAAAAAGAAAAAACCCATTACGCATGTTGAAATGAAGACTGATGCAGACGAGTCTATCGTTTTAGATGATGAAGACGGTACTCCTACTCTTTCAGTGTGAAAGAAACATTCTATATACCATGACAATGAATCGGAGGGTAATGTTGTCCTTAAAGCGACCCACCTCCGGCATTGCTCTCATTAAGGGCAGTTCCGATATGGTTATCGCTGGCTACGCATCAGTTGAACTGGTGGACAAGCAAGGCGACCTTATTACTCGTTCAGCACTAAAGGATGCATTTGGCGGATTCATGAAGAGTGAGAAGTTCCGTAATGTTCAACTCGCTCACTCAAATATTCAAGTTGGAGAAGTTATTGACTCCTATGTAGATTCAAATGGTCGGATGTGGAAGTCCGAAGTTGATGATGCCGGTATGTTTGTCGTTGTTTCACTTCGCAACGATATTGAAAAGGCTCGTGAAGTGGCCGCAGAAATCCGTAAAGGTAATCTGCAAGGATTTTCCATCGGTGGACAAGCATTCAAGAGAGTGCGAAAATCGGATGGGGAACATGGAGACTACCAAGAAATTAGTAAAATGGAACTGCACGAAATAACGATATGTGAAAAAGGGATTAACCCCGAAGCGCAGTTTCGTATTTTAAAGGAGGACACCCACATGACAACAGAAAATGATTTGAATAATGTAATGAGCAGACTTGAAGCACGACTTGACGCTATGGAAAAAGGCGAAATGCCTCCCGGCCTTAAGGAACATATGAACGATAAAAAAGACGATTCCGACGATGAAAAGAAGGAAAACCCATTCGCCGCAAAAAAAGACGAAGAAAAGGATGACGAGGATATGAAAGACGACAAAATGTATGCAAAGAGCGAGTACAGTGATGTAATTACTGCTGAATACCTAAACTGGATGGAGGACACTCTCAAATCCGCTGGTGTTGACACTATGCAAGCACGAACACACTTCGATAATTTGGAAAAGGCGCAACTTGGCGGCTTCGACAACCCCGATGCTGTTGATGGTGCTGACTACTTCGCCGGACAAGTCCGAGGTCGAGGTCAAGAAAACGGTTCACCTTCAACCGGTGCAATCTCCGCAATCTCTTCAACTGGTGGTAAAACACCATCCGGCGCACTTGGGCCTGTTTCAATGGCTAAGGGTTACATTAACCCAAGCAATGTTTCAGCATCCGATGTTGAAGCCGCTTACGAAGTTTACAAAGCCGCCGCAATGGAACAAGGATTCCGTGGCGACCTTGAATCTCAATTCGCATCTCGCTTTGCAGAAGAACAAAAAATTGCAAAGCATGAAGCAGAAAAAGCCGAGTTCGACGCTCGTGCGCCTCTTAACGAAGTCATGAAGTCAATTAACGCACTAAGTGAGCGTATTGATAACATTGGTATTCAAGGAACATCAATTCAAAAGTCGGCTTCTTCATCTAATGTTGAAGTCCCATCCACACAAGACTTGAGTAACATGTCTTGGGATGAAGTACACAATCTCGCCGGTTCGGTCATTCGAGGGGCTTGAAAATAAAAAAAAAATAATGGAGAGTGAAATATATGGCACGAGACTACATACGAAGCGTAACTGACATGGAACGGTACTTTTACGGTGCT